AATTCTGTTTTCTTGATATAGACGCTCACCCTCGCGCATTTCCTTTTCGGCTGCGCGCTGTTCTTGTCTTTGTAGGGCGGGTGTGGCCTTTGCCTCAAATCTCTTCAAGCTATCTGCAAGAGCCTCGAAAGGACTACGGGCCACAACGCCTCTTTGGTAAATATCAACAACATTTGCTGTCGATGCTACCGACCCAATTTGATTATCAAACGGGTTTGCTACTACGGCTCTTGCCATCGTTAATTCTCCAAATCAGCGTATCGGGCTGTCGTGTCCGCATAATTAACGGCGAAGCCAGCGATGGGTTCGACCACGTTAAATAGCGTTTCTGCAAAGCCGATAGGCTGCATCGAATTGATGCGGTTCTGGGCTTCGGACTGGAAGCCCAACTTGTTCATTTCTGCCTGTTGCTGCATCCCTTCCAGACGTTGCTCTATGCGGTCTGCTAGGACGCCCTCAGAGCGCTCAAAATCATTTAGGAGCCTATCCACATCAACGCCCTGCACCCCTGCGCCAGCGGCGGCTGCTGCGGCTGTACCTTGGGATTTGAGGGCCTTGAGGTCGGCATCACGCTTTTGCTGAGCCGCCTGTGTTTGCTCTTGTAAAACTCTTAGGTTTGTCTGCTTGGATTTCAAAAAGTAGGCATCTTTTGCCGACTGGGCATTTCTGGCTACAGCTTCGTTTTGCTTGTTTGATTGGTCAATAGCACTGGCGGCACTTGTCACCGCGCTAACGCCTTGGATTGCTAGAGCCGTAGTCGAAGCTGCTCCTGCGGACATGCCAGTCAGTGCCACCAATGTTGTTGGTTCACACATTATTTCATCCTTAAAAATTCGTAGAAAAGCCGTCCTTCGGCTCCATAATTTTCGTGCTTGGTAATGAAGGTAAAACCCATCCATTTAAGCCACTTGATATGCAGGGTGTTTCTGGCATCCACACAGTTGTGCAAAAGCAGATAATCCTCAGCGAGATAATCTAACGCTGCTTTGCTTCTTCGCAGAAAGGCCATTTGGTATTGATAGATGTCATCTGTAGCGCACATCCAAACGACCCCTGCGTCATCTATAGGCGAAGACGCCACACCGCATAGACCCACGCGCTCACCATCGGGTGAACGCATTGTGAGGGTCATATCGCCAATCATCAGGCTGGTATAAAGGACGCTCAGCGGCGCTTTTCCTGTCGCCGCCAAGCATTCGTTTTTATCAGCTTGTCTGAGTTTTGGGGCAATGTAGTCAACGTCTTCCACCGTTGTTTTTTGAAGTAAATTAAGTATCATGTTGAAGTTTGCTGGGAGATAAAAAGTTGAAAAAATTTATTTTTATAATCTGCGCCATGATTGGTGTTCCTTCATTCGCGCTTGATGGCAGTTATCAATACGAATGTACTGGAGTAAGTGGTTTTAGTATTGTCGAAAAAAAGCTAGAATTGATCGATGTGTCAAAGATCAACAACGTACATATATCGTTCTGGGATAATAATAAGGTTCTATCACTTTATGAAAAAAACCGTTGGAAAGTTTCTCACTTCAAAAGTTTAAGTGACGGCCCCGATTTCCAACAGTTTGGCCAGTTTTATAATAACAATTTCTATGAAATTTATCAGGTGCAAAAAAGGAACAATAGAGTCGCTACCCTTGTAAGGAACTTTAGTCAGCCGCCTCATGATTGGTACAGCGAAGAGCAGATTGCTGATATGCTTTTATTTAGAGTTATATATTCTTGTAATGAACTTAAGTAACTCTTCTTGATCTGAGGTGCATCGAACCTTCCCATTCAGCCGATAAGAATTGGCAGGGAAGGTGGCTGTCACTTTCAATGATAACACTGAGCCTGTCGGCCTTGGACATCACAGGGAACCTAAAGTCACCTGATGCCAGCGTTGTCGTACCCAGCACCCCAGCACCGCCGCCAATCACACGCCCTGTGTAATCAAACGTGCCGCCCAGTCCGTATGCTTGAAGGGGCCTATAGCGGGGGAGAACCTTAACGGTGAAGTCACCGCTATCCTGATACCGAAGTAGCCAGTGTTTTATCTGTAGGCGTCCACCAGTGATTGCTACGCGCCCACCAGTTGGTGTTGGCTCTTTCAGCGTTGGCTCTGAAAACTCGTATGTCATTGTGTATTTCTCACCGACATAGAACTGAGTTGCTGATCTATCGCCAGCCACAACGATGACGTTGTTGGTTACCGATACGTTGGTAAGCACTGTGCCTTGGTTGGTTCCACGGGTCACAATCGTTGGTGCTGTAAGCTCATAGGGTAGGGTGATTGTGGTTTGGTTTGCATTTGCATCATAGGTTCTAGTGCAGTTGGTTTCTGCAAACCTGTAGTCCAGCTTCGTGACGTATGTTTGGTCAGTGTCAAAGCGACCAGCATCAAAATTGATGACGAATAGACAGGTTTTACCTGCCTTGTTCCCAACCACATACAAGCCACTTTCGATAAACTCAGCGTTCAGTATTTCCAAGCCAGCAAAGGTGTATTTAAACCAAGCTGCCTGTACCTTTTCACGACCAGCAAAGTGATATTTGTACAGATACATTGCGTTGGTTTCTTGGCTTGAGAGGCAGACCAGAGCGTTTTCAGTGGTACTTGCGGCCATCTCAAAGACGCCATCTGGAATGTACTTGGCTACGTGGCTTGTGACATCGGTAGCATCAGAGCGGTCTGTATCGTCAATCACGTAGTATTCACGAATTGATGTGAAACCGCCTCGCTTTGCAGCGAAGTAAACAACATTACCAGCGGCGGCAGGTTGGGCCGTTGTACTGGCCTCGTATTCAGTTGTTTGAGATATTGAGGTGTTCTTTGGTGTCAGAAAGTCACCGCCTTTTAGGATGAACTGTGTCTGGTCAGAGAACAGCAACAGCTTTCTATCAAAGGGAATGGCATGTTTCAGTGCTGAAACTTTTACGTGACTTGCCGCTACATCAATAGGGTCATCATCCAGAATTGTGCGCGCAGTCTTACCGAAGAAATCAAAGTACTCGGATGTCCTCGACATGTTCACATTCTCACCTGACAAGAAGCCAAGGCGGTTCTGAAAGAAGAATACATCTGAAATCTTCTTGCCAACGAAGGTTGGGTTGGGAATTGAGGTTTCATCCCCCACGACCCTGTCGCCCCAGTTAGCTTGCTCAAATGTAAAGGAACCGTCTGATTGCCTTATTAGCAAATGGGGCATGGTTGCCGCGTCAATTTCATAGGGGATGTTAGGCTTTACCCATTCAATCCAAGTACCAGCCGATACTTTGTTTGAATCATCGGCTACGAATTTCACATAATAATCATCGAAGTCGTTTGTCTGGTCACCCTGCACTTGTGCAATATAACCATCAGGAGCTTGCAAGGGCAGGTCATCAAAGCGCTGTACCGTGCCAATAGTTGCCGACAGCCCAGCATCGCCAAGGCTATCGTAAGTGGCCATCTCAAAAGCAGCATTCCCTGTCTTGGTAATGATTACTGTGCTGCCATCTGCCGAAGCCGTAAAATTACTTTGAGCGTTGATTGCCGAAGCCAAGCGAGACGCAATGTCATCAGTTCTTGTTTCGATTTGGTTAGTTTCGCTAGTTGTAATGTTAGCCGCCACAGCGTTGTCGAGATAGACCGTGTAGCGTTGGTTATAGTCACCCTGCTTAACCGCAATCAAACCTTTGAATGGATAGCTTGGAGTGCTTAAACTACTCATTGCAACTGTCTGAGAAGTATTAACAATAAAGGTATAGTCAGCAACTGTAACCGCGCGAAAATCGGCGGTTGGTGTCGTGCTGTTTAAATATGCTGTACCGTTTGGATAGGTGACCGTCTTTGCGACACCAGCCAAATCAGTAATCGTAATTTGGTTTGATGCGTTGATGAACACGAAGTATCGCTCAGTGGCATCACGGTTTATCAAATGAATGAACGAACCAGCGGTGGTTGTGTTGCTTAAGATAGCACTATGTTCCAGCGGGGGCCGCTTCTGTAAGCCTTCGACAAGCGATGGGAATGCGTTTTCCTGTAGCTCTGCCTGTGAAGACAATCGAAGTGCAGGGGATTGCTGTGAAACACCTTGCACAAGGTTTGGAATGGCAGAACTGATTAGGCTCATTGCATCAGAACCCTTCTGTTAAACCCACGGTTCAACACACGCGCTACTGAGTAGCTTTGCATCATGTTGTAATCTGCGGTGTCGCCTTCGTATTCTTTCAAATCCATCAGCGCTCTTTGTTCATCTTGCGCGGTCATCTTGTGGATTGTCTGCGAGTTCAGCATCCGATCTGCGTATATACGGGCAGCACGAATAGTGATGTATCGCTTGGCGACATCTGGCAGTACATCGAAGTCTTGGTAGTAAACGATGTCCGCATAGACCGTGCTGGTAAATGTGTAAGACCGCTCAGTGAGGTCAAAGAGTTTGGATTCTTTAATAACCCCATCAAAATCAGGCGTATCAATACGTGATACATTGGCTGGGATTGGAATTTGGTTATCGATGGTGGGCGCTAACGGAACACGCCGCTCAGTGTTAAAATGCCAGCCTTGGCTTTGAACCTCACGACTAACCTCATTCAAGACCTGATTGGCGATTGAAACGTCCGTCACTTGGTTACCTGTAAGTGTGTTTACAGGAGCCTCACCTATGGTCGTAAGTAGTATGTTGACCGCCTCTAGTTCGGTCATTGACGATGGTATAGCCATGTTGTCCTCGTGAATAAAAAAATGGGCCAGCCCGTGAGGACTGACCCAAAAAAGAATTAAGCAGTTTTGATTTCTACTGCGCATTCTGGGCGAAGGATGCCATGACCCATCGCGTATTTTGCGGCCATCAATGTACCTTGATACATGATGTTATAGTCGCCTGATGTTTGCTCTACAGCCAAGTCCATCAGCTTCACTGTGCCGATTGCAGATTTCTGCATGACCAGTGCAACGGTTGTTGAGAAGTTACCGTGATAGGTGTTGTTCTCACCCGCTGTTGCTGCGGCAATGTTTGTAGATGGTACGTTGTTTGACTTAACAATCTGGATACCTGCAACACGCAAGACTGTACCGTCTGCGTACACACCAGCACCACCCCAGTCACGGTTAATCACGTTAGTGGTTTGGACTAGGTTGTAGTATTGGGCTGGCTTAACGATTGCCACACGGTCACTCTCTGGAACGTCTTTTTCGTCCATGACCTTAGCCGCTTCAAAGATAGAAGCTGCGAGTGATGCGCCATCAGTGTCAGCATCGGAGTCAGTCAAAGCAGAGCCGCCGTTGCCACCTGTAATGGTCGCTGCGCTACGGGCTGCTAGAACACCAACACGCATTGTGCGGGTATCAAACTCTTTTGCCAAAGCCATACCAAGAAGGCGGCTATATTCGGCGCGCACATCGTAGTGGTTCTTGGCCTCATCGATGTTGGCAATGAAGGTATCAGCAATCAAAACGTCATCGATGTTAATGACCTTTTCGTTGTGCTTGATGGCCTGTGTGCCGAGTAGGGGTGTTCCCACGGTGTGATAGGCTGCGTTTGCTTTGCCTGTCACTGGGAACTGTGCCGACTTGCCAGATGCGATTGTGCGGCTGACATGAAGGTCTTTCATTACGTTTGTTTCATCAAAGGCAGTCAGGACTTCA